CTTATGTAGTGATTAAGCCTCAAGAGCAGGTTGGGTAAGTTAGGGACTAGTAGGCCATACAACTACTTCTGGAAACCTACTCTGTTGGGGCACATCAAGTAGTTCCTGCCTATAAGTTGCCCAAGCTCCCTGTACTGCAGTTGTTAGCTCCCCCCAACGTAGGGAGTTACCAGCAATTTCATCTACCGACAACAATCGTCTGTATCTATCTTCCCGTAGAACAGCGGACAGTTTGGCTGAAACCTCTGCTGAAGTAGGGGCTACATAGGCAGAAAAGTTATTACCTATAGAGGTAAGTAGTGCTACGTTGTCTACAGTATTATCGGTATCGTCAGGGTCCAGAGTGTATGGTATCCATCCATGAACAGGGTGATCAATTTCACAATCTATCCTGTTACCAGATATTCCTCGTGCGTTGCGATAGTTCATTAAGAAATCCTTACAAATAAAGAACGAGAATCAGTATCGCCTGTGAGGGCAGGGGGTATGTACCCCATTATCTGCCAAGTCCCTGATGGAGAGGAGCCACTTGTAACAGTGTCGGTACTGCCGTACCTGAGATTTGATCCCGCAGTAGTGTTACCTTGAATCTGTTGCCCGTCCGTAGGGTTTAGTCGTAAAAATGCATATGTACCAACCGCACTTAGGGTAGTGGGAACATCTTGTAAATACCGAGCGTCACCTTTTCCACGGGTAACAATAGCGTTACCGCTGGCTAGGCCTGTACCGTCAGCGTCAATGTATGCCGACGCTACCCCATCGTGGGCAAACGCTGTAAACCCGTTTGATAGATAAATACCTGTGTCTGTGTGGCTTGTAAAAGTATAGGACGGGTCAGTTGTTGACCCAGAAGAAGCGTAAATCTCGTTAAGGTTTGTTATTATCTGGTTACCTAAATTTATGCCCCCCGTCAATGTCCCGCCTGATAGTTCTAAATAACGAGCGTCGCCCTTTTCACGGGTTACAATAGTGTTGTCGTCGTTCAGACCCGTGCCAGCAGGCTCAATCATGGCGGACTGGGAACCGTCGTTGGAAAACGCGAGCCTAGTACCTGTAAAATACATACCCGTATCAGTGTCGGTGGCAAAGTAAGTAGACGGAGAGCCTTCGGTTCCAGCTAATAGCTCTAGCCTACTTACGTTTAGTATGTCATTATCAGATAAGTTTAGGTCGCCAGACATAGAAGCGTTGCCACTCAGACCTAGGTAACGAGCGTCACCCTTCTCGCTGGTTATGATAGCGTTTGCACTTGATACAGAAGTGCCGTTGGCGTCTATAAATGCGGCGGCAGTACCGTTGTGGGTGAAAGCGGTGAACTCACTCGCTAAATACATTCCGGTGTCGGTATGGCCAGTAAAGCTAAATGAGGGGACCGCCGATTCTCCCGTACTCGAACGAATGTCAACCGTCGTTGTTATACCTGTTAGCGTAGCGTTCGCCACGGGCGCTTTAGCGCCTAACTGCGTTTGAATATTACTAGTGACGCCGTCTACATAGTTTAGCTCCGCAGTGGTGGCTGTGACACCATCTAGTATATTAAGCTCTGTATAAGTAGCTGTAACCCCATCTAGTATGTTAAGTTCTGAGGTAGTTGATGTCACACCATCCAATAAGTTTAACTCTGTAAAAGTGGCTGTAACACCGTCTAGGGTATTAAGCTCAGCTACAGTTGATGTTATACCATCTAGTACATTGATCTCATCTTTAGTGGCTGTGACACCATCTAGGATATTTAACTCAGCTGTAGTAGAGGTTACTCCGTCGAGTATATTGATCTCAGTTGTAGAGGATGTAACCCCATCTAGTATATTAAGTTCACTTGTGCTAGACGTAACTCCGTCTAGTAAATTTAACTCAGTTGCAGTTGATGTCACCCCATCTAAAATATTTAACTCTTCAGTAGTGGCTGTAACTCCATCTAACAGATTAATTTCCGTAGAGGTTGAGGTGACTCCATCTAGTATATTAATCTCAGCTGCAGTAGAGGTAACACCATCTAGGATATTAAGCTCAGTTGCAGTTGACGTGATAGCAGACCCACCTAGGGTTAGGGCATCTGTAAAAGTGTTACTAAAAGCTACTCCAGACTTACCTAGTGTGTAAGCAGAATCAGTCTTAGGGAAAAAGGCACTGGAGTCAGCAACTAAGTCTTGTGCAGGCCCTAGTACCAGTACAGCCCCACCCTCTGCTACAGTACCGTCATGAGTATGGCCAGTAGTGTTAACAAAAGCTGCAACTATAGCGTCAAACTCCCCATCCAAGTCAGCTGCATCAATTACACCTTCGTCAACTATACTATTAGAAGTATCGTTTCTTACGTACCCTGTACCCATCTTAATTACTTCCTATCATTGTTTCTATATTCTAGTAAAACAGTGTCTACTATAAAAGGCGGAGTGTCTAGCTCATTAAAAGTATACTGCAGAGACACAGTGAAAAAAGAACCTGTACACTGAGCCTCTACATAAGTGTCAGGGTTTGACCCGTAAGTACTAGTGCCATAAGTTGCTTGTCCGTAAGTAGAAAAATCTCCGCCCCCAGACAACACTATAGTATTAGGTTGTACTGTGTTAGGCCTTAGAAAATCGTATTTTATGTCTAAGGAGCCTAGTAGTACTCCCTCTGACTCGTAGTAAGTAGTAACCTTATATAAGGTCTTTCTTAGCCTTGGGTCAGATATAGGCATAAAAGGTGTCTTATAAGAGGCCCTAATAGACTCTCCATCAAAGTTATTTCCTACGTCCAAGGAGTACACAAACCCGGTCTCACCTGTGAAGAGTGATATTTCACCTGTGCCAGCCATAACAGAGCTAACCCTATAAGCTTTTACACCCCTAGTCTTGCTCCAGTTAAACCCCGAAGACTCTTGGTCTACAAATTGTGTACCTATAAAACCTTCTGTCTTTCCTGTCTCTCTACCTGTAACAAATCCTAACACCCTATACTGGGACTTACCTCTTAGTACTACAGAGGATATATCTGTATACTCTGATTCAAAACTGGTAAAAGTATCTTGTATCCTACGAGAAGCTAAGGAGAGGTTAAAATCGCCAATACGAGCTGTAGCACCTAAAAACCTAAGTCCATCAGGACCTAAAAATAGTATGTCACCGCCTACTTCTTTAATAGTGTCTTGATTACCACAACCCAGATCATTTGAGATACTATCTAACTTAAAGGTAGATAAGGATGTACCAGACAACCTGTGGATAGAGTGGGAAGTAAATACTATCAGCTCGTCACGAAAAGGTATAAGGCCTGTAATAACATCGTCTAGTCTAATATTTCCAGCACCATTACCTGACTCAAAGTCGTTTTCAGTAAAGGGGGCAGCGAAAGATAACAATGTACCTGTACCGAAAAAGAGGTGGTTATTATACTCGGAGACTACAGTAGAGCCTACAATGTCAGTAGTTCCATCTAGTAGAGTAGTACCACCAGTGATACTGAACACTGAAGGCCTGTTCGTCCCATCTACCATAACTGTCCTAAAAGTACCATTAAAGTTAAAGTCTTCAAAGTGGCACTTAAAGTTAGTTGGCAAACCTACACTTAGGAAGGTTATAACAGCGTTATTAGCAGGGCTAGAGGCTAGTGCAGGGCTTATAGTTAATGTACCCCCACCAGAAGATATACTAGGTACTGAGAGTACTGTATAAACAAGCTCTATACCAGCTACACTAAAAGTAGAGCCTACATGAGGTACGTAAGAGTCACTTGCCACAGCATCTACTACAAGGCTAGTACCCGTCTGGGACCCTCCGTCAACCAGCACTGGTCCATAGTCAGGAGCACTCTTATAAGACCAACCAGAGCCAGCACTAGACCATACTACTCCATCACGTTGCGCTATAGTTACACCTGAGCCAGCGGAAGAGTCGTACAGGTAATGCAAACCTTGGTTTAATGAACTCCTGTTAACAAAAGTTACGGCTGCTTTATCTGCCGGACTAGAAGCTAAACTAGGGGTAATAGTTAGGGTAGCTACCTTGTTAGTAGAGCTGTAGCTCACACCCCCAGCACTAATTGTATAAGTACCCGACACACCTGCGACGGAAAAAGAGTCTCCGGCAGAAGGGGCTACGAATAAATTACTGACTACGATGGACCCACCTGATTGACCACTAGCTTGTACTAGGGGGGAACCAAAGTTAGGGATAAAGCTATCAGAGTATTTATTAAAGCCATTTATTCTTCTATAACCACCCTTAACAGAGGGCTCAAAGTTAATCAACTCTCTAGCTGACCCAGGAAACTTTATCCCTTGCTGCAGCCTAGATTCATTATTAACTAACCCACCTCTCAACTCAATAGGAAAAGACTCCCAACCTGTAGCCATTAGGAGACCCTACCTTTTACAACTGAGATATTAGAACGACCAACACGGGTATCCCGTACATACTCGTAACGATTGATATAGATTGATCTCATGTTACTAATACCCTTACGGAATTTGGACATGATGATACCCGCCGCTTCTGGGTCATTACGAAAGTTATTAACGTAGAACATAGCACCATCAACGATAATGTGACGGTATGCATCAGGGACTGCAGGTACATCTGTATTCAATATTAAGTCCGTTGGGAGGGAGTAGTACTCGTACACCAACTCGTAAGCCTCTTTTGGGGAAGGGTATACGATAAACTGATTTCCTGGGGCCCTAATGATATGACGAGGTACAGTACGAATAGACGTATCAGAGGAGTTATACTCATCATCTACATACCTTCCAAGGTACTCTTCATAATCCATTACAGTGAGAACAACTGTGTCGTTACCAAAGGTATTATCACGCTTTACACGAAAGGTATTAAAGTCAATAGTCTTTACTGTAGAGGGGTAGTTGTACCTCATAGTCCCTGCTGTAAGGGTGAGGGTTAACGAAGTAAAGTTAAAGGGCCATTGAAAGGCTTCTTGATTAAGCTCTCTAATAGACGAATTGATAGAGTCTTTAGCTGTCTTGTAAAAACCACTAGCTGTACCGAAGTTAGAGGAAGTAAGCTCTGTTTCATTAACACGACTATTGATGTCATTTACTAAGCCTAGGTAGTTATAAGCCATTAAGTTATTCCCTCTTTAATTTCTAGTATACATACTCTTAGGAATATAAGAATAATAAAGAACATATATTGTATCTCTAATATTCCTAAGGGTATACGTATAAGTACTGTGAAAACAGTATACTTGTCACACTATTTATTTTTATTTATTTTTGTGACATTTCCTCGTTAAAACAGTAAGGGCCCCGACGGGCCCCCACAAAGACCTTATGCGAGCACGTCGCGGTCAACTTCTGCAGCAGGACGAGCAGCACCAGATGAGGCACCATTCAAGAGGTACGCAAAGACACGGACCTTACCAGATGTGAAAGAAGCTCCAGAACCAGCGAAGGTCATGTCCAGAGTTTCAGCAGCACCTTGCATCTCAGGGGCAGCAGCAGCAGCGGTAGGGGCGTAAGCGCCTACAGAAGCACCGTCTACATCAAAAGCAGCAACGTACTTATCGTCGTCAAGGGCAGTACCCAAGTCAACCGTACAGTTTGTGCCTGAGTTCATAGTTACGTTTTCAATAACTTCCATACCAGCAGCCATGAGCATTGTACCAGCTGGGATAGTAAGTACCTGCAGAATGTCTGCAGAAGAGGGGTCAGTAGTTTCAACTGTCAAGTCAACAGTCTTTTCTACCATGTACATCTTAGGGCCAGGATTACCTGCGCCACCAGCGGCTTGTACATATGCGGTTAGAGTAGCCATAATTTATTTCCTTTATGTTGGTTAGGTATAGAGAAAGGGCCCCGAAGGGCCCAGTCTAATTACGCGAGGTTGTACTTAGCAGTTACAAGAGCTTCAGGACGAAGAATCTTCATTGTTGTTCAGCATGAGGAGTTATTTCATGCCCGAGATAGTGTATTGCTCTACGTAGTAGTGTAGAGCTGTCTTTGAATTGACCTAAACCGTGGTTACAATTAGAGCACAAAAGTCCTCTTACTTTCATCGTATCGTGACAATGATCTACAAACAATCTAGAAGTCTTAGAGTTTCCAATACGGCTCTTGCAGATCGCACAAGAGTTGTTCTGGCTTACCATCATAGCTTCGTAATCATTGTATGTAATATCATAAGTGCGTTTAATGAAGCTCTTATACTTAACAGCCTCGTTACATTTTTTACACTTTGACCTCATTGCAATACCAGTTAAGGCTCTCTTGTCTTTCTCTATTGAGAATTGAGAAGCGTCCTTAAATGTTTTGCAGGAGGTACACTCACGACCACCTATGAAAGGGTGGTTTTCTGGTAGTTTAAGTTTCTTAGACATTTTTATCCTATCTCTGCTGTATGGTTACATACAGATCAGACTATATCAAACACTGGTGTTTTCCAGTGTCCCCCCATTTCCACTCACTTGAGTGTACGGCTTGGTCAGCCTAGTCGTTACACGTCCCTACTTAGTAGGTTTCGCTCGGTATTGCCTTACTCTCGTCCTGACGAGGTTAGGGTTTCACCGAATTAGAGGGGTTTCGGAATCAAGGTCTCCCTTGAGAAAGCGCAATTAGGAGTTAGGCAAGATTGTATTTGGCTGTTACAAGTGCTTCGCTTCTAAGAATTTTACGACCGTAGAGGTGCATACCACGAACGATGTCAGCAAAGCTGTCAGGGTCACGGTAAGATTCAGTCTTGTTGATCTGCTCAGCAGTAGCTACAGCAGAGTCATGACCAGCAACAATAACACCAAAGTTGGCGTTCTGGTTAGTGGTACCAGTTGTAGCTGGGCCTGTACCAACACTTGGAAGGTTGTTAGACTCATATACGCGGAAGCCATTCCAACGTGGAATTACCAGACCGTTACGAAGAGCACCTGAATCACCGAAGTCACCATTCAAGAAACGGCTATCTTCATCGGCAAGGATTTCCATCATAACAGGGTCGATAACCAACCAACGTCCATCTTTATCAACATTCTGTGTGTCAAGCAAACGAGCAAGACGGTTGATAAGCATTACAGGAGATACAGTGGCAGTTGGCAGAGCAGTAGCACCAGGCAAACGAGCAGCAACTGGGATAGAGTGGTCCCCAGCAGAGCCAGTTGTAATGTTACCGAATGAGCCCTTAATCAACTTCATAGAAGTCAGGAGTTCATCTGAGCCAGCAGTAGAAACAGCAACAGTACCGTTAGTAATGTTGTTGACTGTATCAGCATTCTTGTGCAGAGCAGACTGCTTATAACCAGACAGGTAGCCCAAGCACTCTTGGTCAAGTTGGTCAGCCAACTTATAAGCTGCACGGTTAGTAGCAAGGTCCATAAAGTTGACGTGGCTGTGAGCCTCTTCAATGTCGTCAATCTTAAAGGCAAAGTAGTTAGCCTTGTCGATTACAAGAGAAAAGTCCTCGTCGTCCAGGTCTTGAGCAGCAATCTGTGTGCCGCGCTTGTAGGCAGAGACGCTGATTTCAGGCTCTTTGATGATCTTAACTGTATCACCTTGGGAAGCAATTTCCCCGAAGTAGTCAGAGTTAGTGATGTCGTTGCAGAGCGCCTTTTTACGGAACGCAAGTTGCACCTTCTTGGAGTAGATGATGCTAGAAAAGTTACCGTTAGGTAGATTGCCGTGTCCGGCTGCGGATGGAAAAGCCATTTTAATTTCCTTAAAAGATTGTTGTGTTTAGGTATAGAAAGAATCTAAACAACCCTTCTAAGAGGCCAATGTTTTCCAGGGTGCCATGTAGGTCAGCTTGCGGGCATCATTACACAGGGCCTATACTTATTGGGTAGTTCTTAAAGATTATTAGTTTCTGTAGTACTGGGGATTATCTGGCCGGACTCTCCCCAGTCACGTCACACTCAACTAGGTTGAATGTTATGTATTATCGTGCTTTGCCTGAGACATCGTAAACGAACTTCCCAGTTTGCATTGCTTTATTAATATCGTCATAGCTATCTTCAAACTGTTTGTCTGACATTTTAGCTACATCGGATTCTTTAATCTGAAGACTGTCTTCTTCCGCGTCAACCTTAGTACGGCTACGGGCTTTTACGATTTTAGCAGCATCCTTAGCTTTTTCTTTACGAGCAGAGGGTGTCATACCGTTGTCTACTTTGTAAAGGTCTAGCACTCGGATAACACTAGCTGGGTCATCAGAATTAATATATAGGGCATCTTGAACAACCTTTGGCTGCTCCTCCACCCAATCATGGAACTCATCAGAGTCTCTGAGGTTGTCAAAGTCTGGATGAGCTGCACGAATAGTTGTCTCTGACTTAGTACGACTAACTTCGTAGTTAGCGTCATCAAAGTCTTTAAGTCGTCCTTCAGCTTGTGCGAACTTCTCGGCAGCTTTCTTGGCTGCGATAGTCTCTACAATAGCTGCTACGTCTGGGTTCTTAATTGCCCAAGCCTCAATATCCTCATCAGACTTAGGGGCTCGAATAACAGGAGAGTTAGCTTTAGCTTTTTCTAACTTATCCTCCCAATCTTTTTTCTCACTAGCCATATGACGACGAAGATCGCCATAGCGCTTTTTAAAGGAGGCCTCTTCACGGCTTAGGTTGTCGTCTGATTCTCCCTCCCCCTCTTCTTTGGGGTTTTCCTTAGGAGTTTCTTTAGTAGGTTCTTTAACTACTTCGTCTTCTACCTCTTCCTCAGGTTCCGCCTTACCATAGTGTGAGTTTACAAGCTCAGCTAGTTCGGCTTCTTCCTTATCAAGTTTTGCTTGCTTAGTTGCGTAGTTTACACCACGGGTAACAAAGCCTGCATCTTTAGGGGTAGAATTCTTTACGACATCTTTAGCCATTTGTGGCATTTCCTTATGTGGGGTCAGCAATGTGCTGAGTAGCCTTATTTGTTTTTCTTAGTACGTTTGGTGACTAGGCCACCTTTAGCAAAACCTCCACCCCGTTTCCTTTTCTCTTCTATACTCTCGGTACTAGGGCTGCTAGTAGTAGAGGACCGTGAAGCGAGTCCCGGGGGCGGTGTGTTGGCTGTGGTGGTAGTTGGAGCTTTTGGTGTACTCACACTAGGTGGAGGGGTGTTAGGTAGGTTAGGGGTCTTAGTTTGGCCCGTACCACTCGTGTCCTGCTTAGTTAAGGTAGACATACCAGTGTCATCAGACCCTGTAAATCCTTGGTCCTTAGTTATAGGTGCTTGTGCAGCTGTAGGTACAGGAGCAGAAGTACTCCATGCATTCATAACATCACCTTTAGCTGATTGAATGTTACTAGCTAAAACATCTCCGTCTCGCCAAGCCTCAGGTACGTTATTAATACCCCTATCAGAAGCAAAGTTACTATTCTGGGCGTCAATCTGATCTGCTAGTTCTGGGAAACCTGAAGTCCTTAGTACACTTGCGTTAGCAGCTGCACGAGCTGAACTTGTAGTACTCATGAACTTACCGAGTAGTCCTCCAGCTAGTCCACCAGAGATTAAGTCTTTAGCGCCACTAAACAGTGTGGAAAGTACACCACCAGACTGTTCTGTTTCTGCCTCTTCTGTTTTGATAGATGCCATAGTCTGGGTAAACAACTCTTGAGGGTTGTTATAACTGAAGCTTTCCATCCAAGAGTTGGGGTTACTGGCTACAGGGGGTGTCCTGTTACTAGTAGATGACCCTGAGGAGCCCGTAGGAAACGCAGGAGCCACTGGTTTGCACGTCTTGCTACCCTCGTCCCAAGAATACCCATCAGGGCACACAGGGTCTGCTACAGCTTGTGTAGGGGCCATAGGCGTATTACCGACAGAGAACCCAGACTTATAGTCCATAGGGTTGAAGTCGCTCTTACCTGGTACTAGACCACCTTCATCCATTTCTAGGGGTTCTTCAGAAGGTTCTCCACCGATTCGTCCGCCCTCGTCCAGTACTTGCATACCAGCTTTAGCTTTGTCTCGGAGCTTCTCGAAATGAGCAACACCAAAATACTTTACTACATCAGCAGGTACAATATATTCACCTTCAGATAGTTTAGCGTCTACATCGTCACGAACCTGTTCTGGTCCTACACCGGGGGGAATCTCATTTCCAGATACTGGGTCAATTTCCATTAGGCTTATCCTTAGCATTTACTTTATCTCTTAGGTATTTAAGGTTACGAAGGGCTTTAATTTCTCCCTGCAAACGATAGAGGACCAAA